AACAGGTGTTAAAAAAGAAAAATGTGCTATAATGTGAGTGTGTAGTGAACATGGCGCATACGACAGCATTTGCTGATCTTGCGTTAGGCGAATAAGAGCGACATTCTACGACTGGTACTCGTAGGGTGTCGCTCTTATTTTTTTAACTGTTCGGGATTTCCGAACGGTTCAAACGGTTCAACTTACAAGTTACTTGAAAGTTACTTGAAAGTCTCCGGAAAGTCTCCTGGAAGTCTACCGAACTACGCAAAAATAGAATTGAACTACGCAAAAATGGAATTTGGCCGGGGGACAAAAGGAAAGCGGGGGCGGGGAGCGAGGTTTTATTTGCTGGTCATTTGCTGGGAGCGGGGAGCGGGAGGGAAAAAGCGGGACAAAAGGCGGGATTTTTTATTTGCCGGGCATTTGCTGGGGGAGGCTGGGCATTTTACGAGGGAGACTGGGCATTTTACGAGGGAGACTGGGCATTTTACGAGGGAGACTGGGCATCAGCTGACTGGCTGTGGACACAGAATACCAAAGCTGGAGGAGCGATTTGTTCGGAAAAGGCTTCACCGTGCGTCCTGATCCAAAGGGGAAAAGACTGCCGACGACTGCCGTTTTGATGGGCTATGATACAGCATGGATGCGTCATGGGAATTGACATTTCTATCACCAGTGGGGCAGGGGCCCAGGAGGGGCGATGGACGGACTCCTTCTATCAGAAGGTGGTGGCAGATACCACCTCCCCGCCTCACACCCCTTTTACGGGGGCGGTTGACAAATCTTCGGAATTTAGGAAAAACAGGCTCATCCTCGTGTGTCAACCGTTTGGAGAAAGCGGAGACAAAACATGAAATTATACACGGAGGCGGCCATCTGCCGCACCTTGGGCGTTACACAAAGCCAACTGCGAGCCTGGGTGCGGGCTGGGGAGATAAAGCAGGGTGTAACATCCGGGGGCCTATTTCGGCTGGAAGAGACGGCCAGGGAAATCATTGCCGCCTGCCAAAAACAGGGGACGCAAGAGGAGACGCTGGACTACGCCACAGAGCGGGCGAAACTCATGCGGGCCAAACGACAGGAACAGGAGCTGGAGTTGGGCGTGAAGCGGGGGAAGCTCCACCGAACAGAGGATATCGAATACATTCTGACGCAAACGGTGGTGCGCTTTAAGGCGAAAATACGAGCCATCCCGAATCGGGCGGCCCCGCAGGCGGCGCAGATGAACAAGAGTTCAGAGGTATTTGATCTCTTGAAAAAACTGACAGATGAGGCGCTGGAGGAATTGAGCGGCTTCGACGAGTGGATAAATGAACATGAACAAGAACCGTGAAGCGCCGGAACAGGCCGAGGTGGGAGAAGAAACCTTGGCGCTGTTTCGGCGTGTTTTTGAAAAAATCAAACCGCCACCAGATATGACCCTGAGCCAGTGGGCGGATAAATATAGGTTTCTGAGCCAGGAAAGCTCCTCCGAACCGGGCCGATGGGACACGGATCGAGCGCCGTATCAGCGGGAGCCGATGAACGCCATCACAGATACGCACCTGAAAAAAGTGGTGCTAATGTGGGCGGCCCAGATGGGGAAGACGGACTGCGCCATATTGAATACGATTGGCTACTATATGCACTACGACCCATGCCCTATCATGATCTTACAGCCAACCGTGGCCATGGCGGAGACGGTATCTAAAAACCGATTAGCTCCCATGCTGCGGGACACACCGGTGCTGGCTGAGATCACCCAGGACAAAAGCCGAAACGGGAACAACACCATCCAAGAAAAGCAGTTTCCAGGCGGCTATGTGGTTTTGCAGGGGGCAAACTCCCCGGCGGCCCTGGCCAGCCGCCCGATACGCATTTTGGCCGCCGACGAGATAGACCGCTATCCACCATCGGCGGGAAAGGAAGGCGACCCGCTGGCCCTGGCGGAAAAGCGCACGACGGCATTTTGGAACGCAAAGGAAGTGATTACCTCCACCCCGACCATCAAGGGGCAGAGCCGCATTGAGACGGAATACGAACACTCCACGCAAGAGGTGTGGAACGTGCCCTGCCCATGCTGCGGAAAGCTACAGCCGCTGACCTGGGAAAAAATAAAGTTCGATGAAGAAGGTTTCCGAAACGAGACGAACATGGAGGTATTTCACGAATGCGAGTTCTGCGGCGTGGTATCTACCGAGCAGGAGTGGCGGAACTGCTTCAAGGATGGGAAATACATAGCAAAATACCCCCGGCGAAAAACCAGGGGATTTTATGTGAATGCTCTGGCGGCCACCTTCGGGGACGACTGGAGAAAAATTGTCAGCGATTTTTTGAAAGCGGTGGACGAGAGCAAGGCCGGGAACGTGGAGCTGTTGGTAACCTGGACGAACACGGAGATGGCCCAGACCTGGGATGACCAAGGAGATAAACTGGAAGATGAAGATCTGCTGGAGAGACTGGAGAAGTACGACGCAGAGGTGCCGGAGGGCGTGATCGCTCTGACGGCTGGCGTGGACACCCAGGATGACCGCTTTGAATATGAGATCGTCGGCTGGGGCATTGGCGCAGAGAGCTGGGGTATTTATAAGGGCGAGATTTACGGCAATATGAAGGAGCCGGAGGTGTGGAATCGGCTGGACGAGATATTGAGCAAGACGTTTGAAAAAGCAGACGGAACTATGCTGAAAATAACAGCGGCCTGCATTGACTCCGGCGGTCACTACACGAATGAGGTCTATCGCTTTACCAAGGCCAGGGAACTACGGAACATACACGCCATCAAAGGAAAGGGCGGTGCGGACGTGCCATACATATCAACCCCGACCAGGACAAACCGTGTAAAAGCGCTGCTGTACACCCTGGGGGTGGACACAGGAAAATGCTTTGTGTACGACCGTCTGAAGGTGAAGGAACCGGGGCGGGGCTTCTGCCATTTCCCGGCGGGAGACCGAGGGTATGACGAAAATTACTTCAAAGGGCTGACAGCGGAAAAGCGTATCGTGACCTACAAAAAGGGGCGGGCGACCACGGCATGGGTTCTGAAAAACAAGAGCTTTCGGCGGAACGAGCCGCTGGATATGCGAAATTATGCCCAGGCAGCTATGGAGATTGCAGGGCTGCATCTCAGCGGGCCGGAAGAGACAAGGGCGACATCCCCGCATCGAGGCCGCCGTCAGCGGGGAAAAGGATTGGAGGAATGATCTATGGGGAAAAAGAAGAAGGCCAAGGAATACGGCATCACGCTGGCCATGGCGCAAAAGCACCTGGAGGAATGGATGGAAGCGGAGCTGGAGATCACAACACACCAGAGCTACCGCCTGGGAAACCAGACTCTGACTATGGCAGACCTGGAGCAGGTGCGAGGGACGATCGACTATTGGAGCGAAAAGGTGGAGCGGCTCAAGGCCATTGCCGCCGCCGGTGGGCGGAACCGAGCCTATCGCATCGTACCAAGAGACTGGTAAAAGACTGCCGACGACTGCCGTTTTATTATGGCATGATGGAGCATGAGAAAGAGAGCGGGAGGGTGAGCGCTTGAAAAAAACAGGGAAAAAGGCTGGTGCCTTGGGGCGCTTGACCAGAAAGCGAGCAACCAACAGCGGATATTCCAACTACGGAGCCAACAGAACCAAAAAAGCACTCAAGGGGTGGATAGCCACCGGAGGCAGCGCAAAAGAGGACATTCAGTGGAACCTCCAGCTGCTGCGAGAGCGGAGCAGAGATCTGACCATGGGCGTGCCGCTGGCTACCGGCGCTATCAAGACATACCGAACAAACGTGGTGGGAAGCGGCCTGACGGCAAAGCCCATCATAGACGGAGAGGCGCTGGGAATCACCGAAGCGGCGGCAGAGGCGCTGGAGAAGCAGATTGCCAGGGAGTTTTCCCTGTGGGCTGAGGCTACAGAATGTGACGCAGAGCGGCTATCCAGCTTTTACGAGCTTCAGCAGCTGGCATTTTCCAACTGGCTGATGAGCGGCGATGTGTTTGCTGTTTTGAAATTCAAGCGGAGACAGGGCTGGCCCTATGAGTTGTGCGTCCAGCTGGTGGAGGCAGACCGGGTGTGTACGCCGAACAGCGTACTGGACGTGTCCACCGATGACAAGATCGTGGGCGGCGTGGAGGTGGACGAGGACGGCGAGGTGGTGGCCTACCACATTGCCAAGAACCATCCACTATCCTGGACGGCTGGACAAAACAGCTGGACGAGGGTAGCCATCACCGGAGAGAAGACAGGGCGGCGAAACATCCTCCATGTGATGACCAGAGAGCGCATCGGCCAGCGGCGGGGCGTGCCGCTGCTGGCACCGGTGATTGAGAGCCTGAAACAGCTGGGACGATACACCGATGCAGAGCTGGTTGCCGCTGTGGTGAACGGCCTGCTGACAGTTTTTATTGAGCGGGAGCAGGAAAGCGCAGAGCGGCCTATCGGAGAGCTGGGAGAACCGGAGGAAGCCCTAGTAGACGGCGGGGACAAGAATTCCATTGAGCTGGGGCCGGGAACTGTGTTTGACCTGGCACCGGGGGAGAAAGCAAATGCCGTGAACCCAGGTCGTCCGAACGGAAACTTTGAGGGCTTTGTGGCCGCCGTAGCAAGACAGATCGGTGCGGCGCTGGAGCTTCCCTATGAGATTCTGGTGAAACAGTTTTCTTCTAATTATTCTGCCAGCAGGGCCGCCCTGCTAGAGGCGTGGAAAGCGTTTTCGGAATGGCGGGACTGGATGGTGGAGAAATTCTGCCAACCGATCTACGAAGAGTGGCTGGCAGAGGCCGTGGCCAAGGGACGTATTCATGCGCCGGGATTTTTCCAAGATGCGGGATTACGAAAAGCCTATTGCAAGGCCGAATGGTACGGCCCGACCCAGGGACAGCTTGACCCGGTGAAGGAAGTGGAAGCGGCGCAAAAACGTGTGGAATATGGATTCTCCACCAAGACCAAAGAGGCAATGGAGCTGACCGGCACGGACTTCCGGGATAACATGAAAACGGCAAAACGAGAAAAGAACATGATGGAGGCGGTGGGAACCGATGAAAATTAAATTAAACGGCGAAATCGTGAGCAGCGACATAGCGGGAGTGTATCGCTATTTTGGGTTCGAGGTTTGCTGTCCGCAAGATTTGCGCTGTGCGCTGGAGCAGTGCCCAGAGGAGGAAGAGCTGGAGATAGAAATGAACAGCTATGGAGGAAGCGTCTATGCGGGATTTGAGATGTATTCCATTTTGCGCTCCTCCGGCAAAACGGTGACGGCGAAGGTGCAGAGCATAGCGGCCAGTGCTATGAGTGTGGTCATGGCCGGGTGCCAGAGGGTGCTGCTATCCCCGGTGGCCAATGTGATGATTCACAGGTCTGGCGTTTCCGGCGTGAGCGGAAACACGGAGGACATGGCCCAAACGGCCCAATGGCTGAACACCATTGATGAGAGCATTTTGAACGCCTACGAGGAAAAATCGGCGGGAAAGGCAACACGGGAGCAGTTCAAGCAGTGGATGGAGGAAGAAACCTTCTTCACGGCGGAACAGGCCATCGACTGCGGTTTGGCGGACGAAATGCTGGACAAGCCGGCGGCAGGAAATTTTGTGGCCAGTGCAGAGGGGGAGGCAACGGCAAACAAAGCTGGCGCAAAGGCGCTGATGAAAGCCGTTATGGAAAACAGAATCCCACCGGCGGAAGATCTGCGGCGCATGGCCGCCGAACAGGGACTGAATATCACCGATGGAGGTGTTTCAGATAATCAACAAAATTCGGAAAGACTGGAGGATGAAAACGAGATGGATCCGAAAAACGTGGAAGAACTGACAGAAGCCTACCCGGAACTGATGGCTCAGGCGATGGCACAGGCTGCCACAGCGGAGCGGGAGCGAATCCAGAGCATTGAGGACATGGCGCTGCCCGGCTTCGAGGACATTGTGACCAAGGCCAAGGCGAACCCCGACGCAACGGCAGGGGATGTGGCAACGGCCATCGTGGCAAAGCAGAGAGCCAGCGGGAACGCATGGATGGCAGCGGCCAAAGATGACGCTTCTCAGGGGAAGGCTAACGATGTGAACGGGGCAGCTGCTCCGGCGACGCTGGGAAAGGGCGACGACAAGAAAGTTTCTGCGGCGAACGCCGTGTCGCTCTGGAACAAGAACAAAGGAGGTAATAAGAAATGAGCAGAGAAACGGGAGGCGTTGTAGGCACCTTTCAGCCCGATGACCTGATCGCCAAGGTTTATCCGCCCTGCGATGTGTTTATCCTGGAGCTTGCCAAAGCGGGGGCATACGCACGAGGTACGGTCTTGACCCGGGAGGCGGACGGAACCTACGCCGTGCTCGGCGCAGGGAACGGGACAGCTTCAGCCATTCTGGCGGAGGAAACAGACGAGGAGGAAACCACGGCGGAGGCATACCGCAGCGGCCATTTCTACCGAAACAAGCTGTCTGTGGCCGATGGCCACGAGCTTACGGAAGAGGACGAGAATAATTTGCGCCTGGCAGGTATTTTCCTGTCTGATGGCGTTTGAGAGAGGAAGTGAAACGAAATGGATATTTACTCTACCCTCTACATGATGGAGGTGATCCAGGAAAAGGCAAAGACCTACACCTGGATGCGTGACCGGTATTTCGCCAAGAGCGAGAACGTCTTCAAGACCAACAAGGTCTATGTGGACTATGACGACGGTGAGGGCAATCTGCTGGCACCTTTCGTGGTTTCCAGAGTGGGCAAGGTGCCCATGCTGCGGGGCGGCTACGAAACGAGAGAGATCGAACCTGCCTACATTGCGCCCAGCCGGCCCCTGAGCATTGACCAGCTGGAAAAGCGCCTGGCCGGAGAGAGCCTCGTGAGTGAGATGACCCCGGAGCAGCGGGAGAGTGTTTACCTGGTAAACGATCTGGACTTTCTGGATAAGGCTATCACTCGCCGGGAGGAGTGGATGTGTGCCGAGACCATGATGAACAACTCCTGCACAATGCGCCATATCGGCGATAAGGAGGACAAGGGAAAAGACCTGGTGGCCAAATACTACGAAGGAAACGACAACCCCGGTGTATTCACTCCCAGTGCCAAGTGGGCCGTCGGCACAGAGACCCAGCGGGGAACCTGGTATAACGACGTGGTGAGCCAGGTGAACAGCCTTATGGAGGCGGGCCGCCCGGTGACAGACCTGGTGGTGGGCAGCCAGGTGGCTGAAATGATTCTGTCCGACCCATGGGTGATGAAGATCCTGGACAACCGGCGCATGGAGATGGGCCAGATCGACCCCCGGTGGGTCGAAGAGGGCGTGTCCCGCCTGGGCGTTCTGAACTTCGCAGGTGTGCCCCTGGAGATTTTCGTCTATCGGGGAAGCTACCAGGAACGGGATGCCAAAGGGAAGCTCACCACAAAGTATTACTTCCCCAGTGCTGGCGCACTGCTGGCTGCCCCGAACACCGGCAAGCTCAACTACGCCGCCGTGACCCAGGTGGAGATGGATAACCAGACCTACACCCGCACGGGAACCAGAATCCCCAAGCACAACGTGAATGTGGAATCCAACCAGAAGGAGACCATTCTGACGGCCCGGCCCATCGCCATTCCCAATATGAAGGGCGCATGGAGAGCCTGTGCGGACGTGCTGAGCGAGTAATACCATGCGTCGGAGCTTAAAAGCGCAGATCGGGGCCGATGCAAAGCGGGTGTTTCTATCCATGGAGGGGTTTGCCGTAAAGGAAGAAATCCATTACTGGCGGAACGGTGCTTCGGAACCATATGAGACAAAGATTATTCCCATCGTGGTGAACGAAGATGCCAATATGAACTCTGTATGGAATAAGAACAAAAACCAGCAGAGAATTGGCCACGACCAATCCCCGTTTCAGATGGAGAGAACATTCTTCTGCGCACGCAGCGACTTTGACCCGCCGCCGAAAAAGGGGCGGCGGATCCAAGTAACCGGGCTTATTTATGAGGTACTGGGCGTAACCACCGAGGGAGGACTCTTGAAGGTGGAGATGCGGAGGCTGGAGGAATGAGACATGGTAGATGTTGAAATCAGGCTGAACCAAGAACAGGTGAACCACATCAACACGATTCTGTACACCACCCCGGACAAAACGAGGCAGGTGTTTCGCAGATCCATCCAGCGGGGCATGGACTCGGGACGAACACAGGCG